TAGGTGTTCATGTCTTGCGTTGGATAAGCCGGGGCAATGGCGACGGATGTTGGCCGAGGGAGCAGGGTCAGTACAACGGACATAAAAAGAAAATGGTGCGAGTGGTTAGCCATTCTGTTTATTTAAACCCCCAAGTGAACATGGCCTCTAACGCTGCAACCGACGCTGTATTAAGCACTCCTATGACTAAGAACCGTTTCCTCAAAGTAAACAAAGAAGGTGTACCTCTCAACAAACAAGTACCATCTACTTCACAGGTGAATACTGTGACAACTGGCGCAGTAGCATTAGATGGAAGCAGTAACTTTTGGGTATTGAACGCCCTGGTGGGTGCACTTGCTGTCAATATCCCATCTGCCGCTAACTTGATCAACAGAACCATTGACGTATTGGTGCGTGGAGGTGTTGGCCAGAACGTTGTTCTTACCTTTCCAGCAGCTGGTTACCCTGTATATGTAGATGGAGCATCTGGGGCTTCTGCTAATTACACAATTGCTGCAAATGCAAACAACCAAAATGTGCGCTTGATCTTTGGCCCTACAGCCGGATATGTAATGATTTAAATAAAGTTTTATTGTTTTGGTTCACAATTTCCTGTAGCACAATTACCACCAACTATGGCTGCTTGTGGGATAGTAGCTTGGCCATATAAAATAACATGCAGTTTTCGATAACTGGAACTTAGGCGGTTTACTGCAGTTGGCGACATAGTCCAAATGGTATTAAACAATAACCAGTTGTCTGCAAAATAGATCACGTCTCTGTTCGAATTTAGCAGACCTCGCAGACTGTTCACCAAAAAGTAGGTGGTTGTTAGTTGGGCCGTTGAAAGCAAGGTAGCAAAGATGCCGTTTCTAACTGGTATCTTAGAAGCTGCCCAGTCGATGGTGGCAGCACAGAACGCACCAATAACCCATTCTTTTGTTAATAAAGCCCATTCTCCAAACCAGCCTCGCGTTAATTGATCTTCCATGATTCTATTTAATACTTTGTATTAGAAAAATGAAAACTCTTGAATTGACACTGATCGGTATCGCAACTGCTGCAGTCTATGGCTCCTATGTGTATTACTTGTTTGCTTGTAGTGGGGACCCAGTGCCGTCCAACTTATGGTACGCTATTGGGTATGGTATTGATGAGTTCTTTTTTAACTCTGGTGTTAGACCCAAAGAAGCTATTATGAATGCACCAAATCGAATTGTAGAACGCTTAAACCAATAAAGAGTTTATTATTTGTATGTCGAGAATATGACCGTATATCGCAAGTTTTCGTTTTTGTCTTCTATTGTAGTCGGGGCATCGCCTCTGTATCGCACAATACGGAGAAAACACTGTTCACACCAAGGAACATAAGTGGTACTCATCAGCGACCCCAGCTTGATGTTTGTTGTTAAGATCTTTTGGCATGTTCCTTCATAGTCGTCACATTTACATCCAAGGTGTATATATAACTTTTTTTCTTTTTGTTTGAATTGTTGACATCCCAGTAAGCACAAGCAAGGGATCTCCTTTCCGTCTTTGTCTTCGCACCTCACCCAACACTCCTGACGCTCCATAGGGTTTCGGCAAAGTACCGGAAGCTTGCTATATATACAGGGTTATGTGGCTTGTATGGTATCCATGTTTAAGACGATAGTAAGAGAGCAACCCGCGTACGACGGAGGGGAATTATACCACGGTAAAGTAGAATACTACGACCTGTTCAATGGTAACCTTGATCGGCTAGATGACTGTTCCTTATGGTACATGCAAATGGTAGAGACGAGTAACAGTCTAATGTCTTATTTTTTGGGGGCTTTGGACTTTGATATTCCCAAGGATAGCCTAAGTGATGATCAATATCAACAACGCAAACTAGATGCTTTGGAAGTCATCAAAGGACTAGTAGCTGAACGATGCACTCATTATCAGATATTTGACTCAGGTAACAAAGGCTATCACGTTTATGTGTTTGAAGAGAGATGTTGGCGTATACCAGTAGACCCCAAAGGAGACCACAAGATATGGGTGAGCGCACAGTTGCGCGACTTGTTTGGTGATCCACTGTTTGACATGCTTGACTTGAGTAATCATTTTATTGGTAAGGGCCTTAGGCCATATACTTGTCGACATCCTGTCACCCATCGAATGCCAGTACTCTTGGTATCTACCGTTCCCAATGACCTAGACTTCTGGTATTGGTTTGTAAACGATGTTGTTGCTACGGGAAAGAAGCCTGTTGCATTTGAGACTACTGCCGCTGTTCCAGAAGCTGTTCCGTCTCCTCCTCCCCTGAGATTAAGTAGTGTTATTGAAGGATTCGATAGAACAACAGGAGGTACCGTCCTTGAAAAGTTGCAACGTCTGTACTCGAGCGGGGACGTTCAGCCAAAAGATAGTGACCTGTATCTAGTTAAACAAACGAAATGGTGTTGTTTTATCAAAGCAGACCACAAAGCACAAAAGAACTACATACAGATGATAGGAGAACATGCACTGATTCGTTGCCATTCTGGTAAGTGCAACTCGCGCAAGATGTATATCTCCAAAGACTACAAGCCCTTGACTGATTTTGGTGACCTGCTAGAGAAACATTGTGCTCCTGAACAATATCCACTTAATCGCAAAGTAATACCACAAAATCAAGAATACATTACCAAAGAAGATATTGAATGGTGCTTGAAGGATAGGGGCTTTGGGGCCGTGTTTGCACCCATGGGCTCTGGCAAGACGCAGGCACTAGAGACGTGGTTAAAGGACAAACCGGATACTTTTCGGTGCTTGTTGATTGTAGTACGTAAAACCCAAGCTACTTACTTTGCTTCTCGCTATGGCGACTTTGTTGATTATCAAAAATCTCGTGGTCCACTGCACCAGGCTGATCGTCTTGTTGTTTGTATCAATTCTTTGATTCGTTTGTTGTCAAGTGGTGTGGTTCCAAGATATGATTTGTTGATATTGGATGAAATTGAAAGTATCATTGAAGCTGGTGTATCCAAGATGTTGAGTAATGGTAAAAGCGAACAGACCAATGTATGGAACATTCTGGCCACGCTTATCAAGGGTGCTGCTAATACTCTTGTGATGGATGGTATACCAACTCACCATAGCATTGCTTATTTCTCTGGCTTGAACTTGTTGAAAGAGTTTTCTGTGGTTGAACATCACCGACAGCCTGATTTCCGCGTATACAAGTGTTTCTGTGACCAGTTGGAATTTATCAAAAACATCAACAGTGATCTGTTGGCTGGAAAAAACATTGTTCTTGTGACCAACACCAAAGAGGTCCAAACGTTTATATTCAATCAAATTGAAACAGATTCCAAGTTGATGATAAATGCTGACAGTACACAAAAAATAAAAAACACCACAAAAAAACCCAACGAAAAATGGAATGTGCGCTTTTTAGCCTACAACAATGCGGTAGGTGCAGGACAGAGTTTTGATCTTTCCCACTTTCATTCGATGTATGCTGTCGTATCTCCAATGTCTTGCTATCCACAGAGTTTCTATCAATTGATATGTAGAATTAGAAAGTTGAAAGAATCAAATGTCAGCTTGTTGGTGATACATCAAGAGTACGCTGATGCCCCCTCCAAACAAGAATTGAAGATGCAGAAGTTACAAAACATTGTAAAGTTCCACTCCACACAATCTGAATTTGTTCCAAAGTTGAGCTTGTTTAACACGATGACCACCGAAAATGTTCGCCTTGATATTTGTGATGTTGATTATAAGATAGTGCGCATGCTTGCAACTAGCCGACAATTGCAATTGAAACACGAAGATGATTTTTTTATTAATATACTTGTTGACTATGAGCATGAGAAACTTCAATTACGGGACAGCGAAAAATACAGCCAGGTATTCTTTGACATGATCCACCGAAATGGGGGCGTGGTACTGCCACTGAAAAAGGAGCAACAGTTTATGTTAAAAGCGAGTACACAACAAATGAAAGTGGATGCTAGAAAACTTGCCCTGGACGCCGGTGTGAACGCCAACCACCAATTCTGGAGCAGCGACAAAGTACCGCCACACGTGGCGAAGGTATGGAACGAACTTGTTGACTTGGGTGACTTGACGAAGCACTATAGATGGTTAGCACTGAGAAACAGATTAATAGATGACCCCAGCAGGGTATACGAGAAGGAATTTACCTCCATAAACAACCATGGAAAGGCACTAAGCAACTGCATGCTGTATAGTAACGGTGTACTTAAAGCGTTTGGTGATCTAGCCAGGGCATGCAAATTTACCATAGATCGCAAGTTGGGTATGTTCGTGGGTGAATGCAGTATACTGGACTTCTATGAAAACGAAGAGCAGATCCAGTCAGCGTGCGCAATCATCTTCAATCAACTCTACAATGAAACAGGAACCAAGATTGCACTTTCACAGCCAGAGAAGAACACTTATTCGGCGCGAAACATAGCTCTTTGGAAGAACATCCGTAAAGTGTTTAGTAAGTTTGGTATCCGCTGTGATTACCGCTCAGCCAGGGGCAGTAGGAAGGTCATTAGAGGACAGCGACTCGTAAAGAGCTCGTTTACATTCTGTGAGCTCACCCAACAAATCCGCATGGCTATCTCAAATATAGAGTTTGACACGGGAGAAAAGAACCTTGAAGGGGTAGAGTATTTTATACAAAAAGCCAATAAATATTTCTAAGTGTCTTTAATCAAACAATGCATAGTAATTTTCGTTCTACCAGAGAAATGCTTTTGGACGCCCTTCGCGGCTCGACCACTAATCAGACAAGCACAGACAAGGGATACGGAGAACAACTAGATGAGATGGCCGAACTGGGTGAACAGATCGACCCATTTGATTGTTGTCCGTTTGACGGTCCTGACCCGCCCATCGCTCATTTTGTTGACAAGCCCGTGATCTACACGAACCTTAGAGATATTGGCAAGGAAGGCAATGCAGACATAGATATCATGCAGCTGGCTTATAACATGATCATGCCGGGATACACTACTATTTTCACGGGGAGAAGAAGGTCAGGAAAAACCAAGTTAATTCTTGCCTTGTGTAGGCACCTTAGGGCGTTTTATCCAGAGATCGTGGTGTTCACGCGTACTAAAGCATCAGGGGAGTATGCTCGTATCTTACCACACAGTAGGATCATTCAAGGTTTTCAACCAGACTTACTCGTTGACTTGATGCACATTCAGAGAGAAAAGAAGAAGGCACAATCGAGAGGCGAACTCAAAGACACAAATTATAACTTACTGGTCATTCTTGACGATTGCTTAGCTGAGCGCCTTCAATGGTCTCAAGAACTTAACGCGGTATTCTTTGAGGGTCGTCACAACAACGTGACATTATTTGTAAGTATTCAAGATGTAAAGGGGTGTGCCCCTGCAGCCACAGGTAATGCCGATTACGTGTTCCTTTACCCCATGGGAGATGAGAGAACCTTCGAAGCCGTGAGAGATAAGTACATGTCTT